AAAACAATGAACAAAAATTTGGTATCGGTCTTGCACCCTACGCACCATATGCAGATGGAGGCAAGGTTCAAATCATGCCTGGGCATATAGTTGCTTTGATGAAACCTACTGCTAGTTTGTTGAATGAATATAATGCCGCATATGGCTCAGGAGTTGTTGTTCCTGAAAAACCTAAGTTGGTGACTTAATGTCTACATTACTTTGCAACCTACCTAACAATAAAGTTTATGTCCGTAAGGAGTATCTTATGGACCATAAAGAAGGACATGGTGAGTTTGTAGAAGGACATTGGGTAACATGTAAATCATTACCAGGGCGGGCGTTCTATTTTGAAACATACCTGCCTGAGTATGGTGCATTGTTTGACAAGTTGCCTATCAGTGCTTTTGTGTCAGAGCCTAAGACACCCGAACCAGATTTGCCTCTCAATGATTTGCAATTCTGGAACGCAATGGACTATGGTGTAACGGCTATCTACAAACAATTTATTGGCAGTATGGACTTTGAAATTTTTACACGAAGTCATCAGATTATCAAAGGCACATATTGTTTTACGTTAGATAATTATCACGCTCAATCAGACGAACCGGACTATAGCACTGCCGAGGTGCCAGAGGAACATAAGTCCTTTAACATAATTGAATTAGATAATGGTCAGTATGCGGCATATCCTAATAATCGTATGCGTGTTTATGATAATTCATTGACACCCCCCGAACCTAAAATGCCTGACTTCAAAGTTTCTACAGAATTTTATCAAGTAGAAAATGGTTATGAATATCGCTTAGGTGACCAGGATGATTACTTTTGGCGTATTAAGGATTGACATTTCCTTTATTATCTAGTATAACTAGACTATGAAACAAAACTTCTACACATGGGCCTGGCAATATGGTAACAAGATCCTATTGCGAGGCGTTCGAGATGGTAAGCGGTTCAATTCGCGCCATGATTTTCAACCTACATTGTATGTTCGCTCTGCGGATGAAACAGGCTTTAAGGGACTCTATGACGAGAACTTGAAGCCTGTTGTTTTTGATTCCAACTCTGACTGCAAAGACTTTATGGAAAAGTATGATGGGATTGAAAATTATCCTATCTATGGTCAGACAGATTTGACTTATCAGTTTTTGTCCTCACAATATCCTGGTGAGATTGACTTTGACATTAGCCAACTTTCCATTTGGTCTATAGATATCGAGACAACCGCAGAAGGCGGGTTCCCAGATGTGGATAACCCTGTGGAAAAAATACTTCTTATTACAGTAATGAACAATTACACTAAGGAGATTAAAACGTGGGGTGAGGGTAACTGGTCTCCAGGTGAGGAGACAAAGGATCTTGATGTAGATTATACGCCGTGTGAAGATGAAAAAGAACTCCTAACAAAGTTTGGCACATGGTGGTGTAATGAATATCCTGACATTATCACAGGTTGGAACCTAGAACTTTTCGATATTCCTTATCTTGTCTCCCGTATGGACAGGCTGTTTGGTAATGATGCAAAAAATGCCTTGAGTCCTTTCAATATGACAAGACGTCGTGCTATTCGTTTGAATAACAAAGAGGTCACAACATATGACATCAAAGGCGTCTCACAATTAGACTATTTGGATCTATACAAAAAGTTTACTTACACGGCACAAGAGTCCTACAAACTTGATTATATTGCTGAGGTCGAACTAGGTAAGAACAAACTTGAAAGTGGCTTTGACACATTTAAGGAGTTCTATGAAAATGATTGGAATCGCTTTATTGATTACAACATTATTGATACTAAACTTGTTGACGAGCTCGAGGATAAAATGAAACTCATTGAGCTCATTGCTACAATGACATATGATGCCAAGGCAAACTTTAAGGATATTTTTTCCTCGGTTAGAACATGGGACTGTTTGTTGTATAATCACTTGCTGGACAAAGGCATTATGATTCCTCAACGTAAAAGTGCCGAGGGCAGACGTATTGAAGGTGCCTTTGTGCAGGAACCTAAGCCTGGTAAGTATGATTGGGTTATGTCATTTGATGCTACGTCTCTGTATCCGTCAATCATTATGCAATACAACATGTCCCCTGAAATGATATTGCCTGGTATGGTTGATTGCACTGTTGAGGGTATGTTGGAACGCCGAGATAAAATGGATGACCAGTATGCAGTGACAGCTAATGGTGCAAGGTTCAGCCGTGACAAACAAGGATTGTTTCCTGAGATTGTGCAGAAGTTTTTTGATGATAGACAACGGTACAAAAAACTTATGATTCAAGCACAAAATGATTATGAAAAAACAAAGGACAAAAAACATCTTAATAATATTGCAAAGTTCAACAACTTTCAGATGGCTCGTAAGATTCAGTTGAACAGTTTGTTTGGTGCGTTGGGTAATGAGTATTTTAGATACTATGATGACCGCATCGCTGAGGGTATTACTATGACAGGTCAGTTTATTATTAGACAGACTGCCAAGGCCCTTGACGACTATCTAAACAAAGTATGTGACACTGAAGGAGAGATGTATTCCTTTTACTCAGACACAGACTCCTGTTATATCACCATGAACAAACTTGTGCAAAAGTTTTTTGCTGATAAAGATTATAACACAATTATTGGTTCGCTTGACAAAATAGGCGAGGATAAAATTGAGCCTGTAATCAATAAGGCAATGGAGTCACTTGCAGAATATACAAATGCCTTTGATAAAAAGATATACTTTAAACGTGAGGCTATTGCTGATAAAGGCATATGGGTCGCCAAGAAGCGTTATGCTTTGAATGTGTATGACAATGAAGGTGTAAGGTATCAAGATCCTAAACTAAAAGTTATGGGACTCGAGATTGTCAGATCATCTACGCCTGCGCCTGTGCGAGAAAGTTTGCGTAGTGCTGTAAGATTATGTTTAACATCTGATGAACAGGCTTTACAGGACTTTGTAGAATCTAACTGGCAGGAGTTTAGACAAATGGAGGTTGAGAAGATTGCATTTCCTCGAGGATGTAATAACTTACAAAAATATACATCGACTTCTCATATCTATGAAAAGGGAACGCCTATACATGTTCGAGGTGCTCTACTATATAATTATATGTTGGACAAGAACAAAGTCGGGCATAAGTATGAACATGTGCAGGATGGTGACAAAATTAAATTTTTGTATTTGAAAGAGCCTAACACATTGGGTGAAAATACAATTGCTTTCAACTCCAAACTTCCTGTAGAATTTGACTTGCACAAATATGTTGATTACGAAACTATTTTTGAAAAGTCTTTTGTTGAACCTTTAAACACAATAGCAAAAGGTCTTGGTTGGAATACTAGACCTGTTGCAACACTGGAGGATTTATTTTCCTGATGTTAGAAGATTATTTTTATGAAAACATTTCGGACATGACAACTGATTATGAGATGTTTTGTCTTACACAAGGTGCAGGTAAATTATATGATGACAGACTTTATAGACCTGTCAGTGGCAATATTCGTATATCCAAAAGGTCATCTGATTGGCCTGAATGGCTTTTAGAAAAAACAAACGAAATTAAAGAAAGATATATTGCCGATGATGTGCAATTTTCACTGTTGCCCTATGGTGTAGAAATGGATATTCATCGTGAAGATTCTTCCTGTTGTGTCTACTTCCCTATTACCCTAGCAAACACAATAATAAATTTTTATAATAGTGTTGAAAGTAAACGTCCTGTTTACAGGTGGGACTCAGGACAACCAGTTTTGTTAAATACACAAAAGTATCATGGCATCAATGCCATAAATAAAGATAGGATTATTTTTCAGATTGTATATCGAAAACCATATGAAGAAGTAAGAGACATGCTTCTTGATATTCACGATCCTAGAAAATGTATAGGAGTAAATTATGAGCTTAATTGACAAACTAAAAAAGAACTCCACGATTAAAGAATCGGCAGTTCTTACAAAATCCAAATTTTTCGGCACAAAGGATTTAATTCAAACATCTGTCCCTGCTTTAAATGTAGCATTGTCAGGTCGTTTGGATGGTGGTCTTACGCCCGGACTGACAGTATTTGCAGGGCCGTCAAAGCACTTTAAAACAGCCTTTGCAATGTTACTTGCTAAGTCCTACTTAGATAAGTTTGATGATGCTGTCGTATTGTTTTACGATTCAGAGTTTGGTGCGCCGCAAGGTTACTTTACAAGTTTCGGTATTGACACTGATAGAGTTGTGCATACACCTATCACTGATATTGAACAACTAAAACATGATGTGATGTCACAGTTGAATGGCATTGAAAGAGGCGATCATGTTATGGTAGTTGTAGATTCAGTAGGTAACTTAGCTTCCAAGAAAGAAGTTGATGATGCACTTGAAGGTAAGTCGGTTGCAGATATGACAAGGGCAAAACAAATGAAGTCCTTGTTCCGTATGATTACACCTCACCTTACAATTAAAGATATTCCTGCTGTTGTTGTCAACCATACTTACAAAGAGATTGGTTTGTTTCCTAAAGATGTTGTATCAGGCGGCACAGGTATTTACTATTCTGCAGACAACATCTTTATTATTGGACGCCAACAGGATAAAGTA